TCCCGCCGTAAGGCGGTCGCACATGAAAAATTAAATATTACCTTTGTTCCGCCTATTGATTGGGCGGGTTGTCTTCTCTGACGTCCAGTTCCGGCCTTCGCTGTCCGTTCCGTCGTGGTCATGCGAACAACGGTGCTAATGCCGGCTTAGCGTACCTCAATGGTAACAATGCGGTCTCGAACGCTAACGTGAACTGGTCGTCGCCCCTAGGATATGCCGCTGATTTATTCAGTAAGAAGAAGTGGAGGAGAGACCCTGTCACTGGACAAAAAATCAAGGCTAAAGGTATAGTCCCGGTAGGTTGATAAACCGACGGCTCATGACCCGATGGCGATTGCAGACACTGGACACTAAAAGACACTTGGGACACCATGAGGAGAAAAGGTGACTTTTCCGGGGATATAGCCCGGAAAGAAAACTATTACAAGGCTTTTGATCATGCCAGCAAGAACAAGCATGGCAAAAAGGCCATAATAAAGTTCGAGGCGGACTTGGAAAAGAACCTTTCCGATCTCCTATACTCTTTTGAAAACGGGACGTTCGTAACCTCCCCGTATCGTTTCATGACCGTCCATGAGCCGAAAAAACGTCTTATCGGGATGCTCCCTTTCCCGGATCATGTCCAGCACTGGGCGATGCTCAATGAGGTGGAGGATTATTTTACGAGATCCTTCTCCGCGTATACCTACGGAGGGGTGAAAGGACGCGGTCCCCACGCCTACATGAGGATGATCCGGAAGGTCCTGAGAAAATATCCGGAACGTACCACCGACTATCTCCTGTGCGATATCCACCACTTCTATCCGACCGTCAATCACCCGGTACTGAAAAGCCAGCTCAGGACACGTATCAAGGATAATCATTTATTGCGAAGGCTTGATGAGATCATTGACAGCGTCGAGGGGGATACCGGTATGTTTCCCGGCACGAAGCTGGCGCAGTTCTTCTCGCTTGTCTATCTTTATCTTTTCGATCACGATTTGAAGCGGTGCTTCCATGTCGGGGAATGCCCTGCTTTGGTTGAGTACTACACGAAAAGGTATATCGAGGAAAGTATCGCAACGGCCAAAACAGAACATGATTATGAGGAGTTATCCAAAGGGATCCAATATCTCTCGGACAGGTTCAAGGGATATCTGAACCGTCTGGATTTCTGCTACCGTCTCGCCGATGATGTCCTGATACTGCATGAGGACACCGTATTCTTGCACCTTGTCATCGAGTGGATCGGTCTTTATTACGCTAACGAGCTTAGGATCGGTCTTAATCCGAGATGGAAGATCGGGCACGTGACGGACGGTGTCGATACGGGGGGATACGTGCATTTCCCGGATCACGTCCGTGTCCGGAAACGTAACAAGGTGGCTCTCTGCCGCCAGATAGCTAGATTGAGAAAGAAGGGTTTGCCGGACGAGGAGATAAGGAAGAGGGCCTCTTCCCGTATAGGCTTCATCCAACACGCTGATACGAGTAATCTATTAAATAAATTAGGAATGGAAACACCAAGGAAAAGACTGGGACAGGTGATAAGGAATAAAAAAAGTCCGTGGGAGGATCTCCCGGCCGACCGGAAAATGAGATTCGAGGATATACTTTATGATACCCGGATACCGGAGGATAAACGAGGGCTGGAGGATGATAAACTCATAGAGTTGATTGATTATAAAATCGAGGATAGCAAGATCGAGAAAAACGAGGACGGCACGCCAAAGAAGTGCCTCGCCATACGTTTCCGATGGAAAGGCGAGGAGCGTTACGCTTTCACCGGTTCCGCCGTCTTGATTGATCAGGCGCTCACGGACTTCTCTCACGAGGACTTGCCGGTGGATACCGTGATAAAGGTGCTCACCAACAAGTTCGGTAAGAAATTTTTCAGGTTCACTTGACCCGTTGGGATCGCTCTTGGCCGATCCTTCCGGGTCGGCTAAAAAACATTTAAATATATGGAGACAAGAGCGATTTACACGGAGAGAAAGACATTCGTAAAATACGATGACAACCATTACCTGCTATACCTGAACGAGGAGGTCTTGGAGAACCACGTTCCGGAGGGCCACGGGGGCGAACCGGAACCGGAGCCTTGCACGGCTTACGCCTATACCGGCACGTGCGAGGATGGCGGCACGCTGGTCGAGGCTACTTCCGCAAGTTATGACAGTCTCGTGTCCGGATTGATCCGGAGAGAGTATTCCGCCGATCGGGTAGAGGCGATAACGCTGAATAAATTGAGCTCGGATAATGAGAGAAAGGCCGAGTTTGAGGCCGAGTTCGCTTGTCTGGAACGTTACCGTAACGACTGCAAGGCGAGGGTACGTGCCTTGCTGGGTATGCCCGAAAGCGTCTCGAACACCCTTTAAATACCGTTCGAGATGCGTATCTATGATAAGACGGGCGAGGTATTGCTTGACATCCCGGTGGACGATGACAGCTATCGTTACCGGGCGATAGCGCAAGCGAAGAAGGTGGAGCTGCGTTACTCCCTAGTGGATCACGTGGAGCTGCCCACCGGGACGTATATCGAGTACCATGGGGAAAGGTACACGCTGTGGTACCCTTCGGATTTCAAGAAGGAGGGCACGAGGGTATTCGACTATACCGTCACCTTCGGCGGCAACGAGGAGATCCTGAAAAAATATAAGTACAAGCTGTTGTCCGACAAGCCGTACAAGCTCAAGTTCGTCATGACGGCCACGCCGAGGATGTTCGTGGAGCTGCTGGTGGACAACCTCAATCTCTATGATTCCGGCTGGACGGTCGGCACGGTGATCGAGGCCCCGGAGAAACTGTTGTCGTTCAACCATGAGAAATGCTGGGCTGTATTGGGGCGTTTGGCCGAGGAGTTCGACACGGAGTTCGAGATCGTCGGAAAGACAGTTCACTTGCGCAAGGTGGAGTACTTCAAGGATGCCCCGGTCGCTCTCAGCTATGGCAAGGGAAACGGTTTCCTTCCGGGTGTAGGTCGTGCGAACCAAGGCGACAACCTCCCCGTGGAGATATTGTACGTGCAAGGCGGTGAGCGGAATATCGATTACTCGGCCTATGGCAGCCAGACCTTGCTGCTCCCCAAGTCGCAGGAGCTTTCCTATCAAGGCAGACGCTACAAGACCGACAAGGACGGGATGTATGTCACTCGTGCGGACAGGCCCCTTTCCTCTTATAATGAGGACAGCTACGATGCCAGCGATATATATCCATCCAGGGTCGGCACGGTGAGCGAGACCGACACGGAGCCGGGCGAGGACACGGACGGGAACGATGTCACGTTCTACAACTTCTATGACTCATCGGTTCCCGCCAACCTCAATTTCGAGGATTGCCTAATCGCCGGTCAGACCATGACGGTTATTTTCCAGACAGGCCGTCTGGCGGGCCGTGAGTTCGACGTAAAGTACATACATGACGGTCGTAAGTTCGAGATCGTACCGGCTGAGCAGGACGGCATGGATCTTCCCAACTCGTCCCTGTATCCGGAGGTGGGAGACAAGTACGCCGTCTTTAACATATCCCTTCCCACAGCCTACGTATGCGACAACGCCACCAAGACCGGGGCGAGCTGGGACATGTTCCGGGAGGCTGTTCGTTACCTCTACGAGCGTGAGGAGCGGCAATTCACGTTCAGCGGAGAGCTGGACGGCATATGGGCCAAGAAGAATTGGTTGGCGATCGGCGCCAAGCTGGTACCCGGCGGTTATGTCGATTTCAGCGATCCCCAGTTCCAGCCGGACGGTATCCTGATCCGGATCACCGGGGTGAGGGATCACATTAATAGGCCCCACAGTCCGGAGCTTGAGCTATCCAACACGCCGGTAGGCGGTTTCATGTCCGATGAGTTGGGCAAGCTGGAGAGCGAGGAGGTCGTTAATGACAAGAGGTATAAGGAGGCGTTACAGTTTACCAAGCGCCGTTACCGTGACGCTATCGAGGCGCAAGAGATGCTGGAAGTGGCATAGACCCGATATGGGTACGTACCATGTCGCTCTTGGTGGGTGATGAGTCCCTGCAATTCCGTTTCGTCAACAGCAAGACCGCTCCTGTGACCGTCATGCCCGATTTCAGGTATGATGACAACACCGGGGTGTTTACCGCCCCGGCTTTGATCTTGCAGCACATGACGCTGGGCATCAGTGATATCAAGGAGTCCCATAAGCCTTCCGAATACCAGTATTGGGATATGGGGGCGTATACGAGTCCCTACTTGGGGGATTACGGGAAACTCTATCTCTATGCGAAGTGCGGCAAGAGCGGTGGGAAGGGGACGTTCGAGATGTCCGGGAGCCCTCATAAGTTCGAGGAGGATGGGTACTATTATTTCTTGACCGGTTTATTGGGCAGCCAGTTTGACGGGGCCCGTTCCTTCGTTACCGTGTACGGTTTCACGGAGATACTCCCCGGCCGGGTGACGGTGGATAGGATTGTCTCGACGGATGGTAATACCTATTTCATACTGAATAAGGGGGATGGCTCTGGCGAGTTTCATGGGCGTATGGTCTTTACCGCCGGTTCGGGGCTGAAAAACCTTGATGAGTGGCCAGAATTGGATCAGTCTATCAAGGAGGCCAAGAAATCCGTGGAGGACCTGAACTATTACGTGGACGGGGCGTTCAAGGATGGTATAGTCACGGAGACGGAGGCCGTAGCGATCGAGAAATACCTGAATACGGTCAATGTTTCCAAGGCCGAGGTCGAGGCCACTTATAAAAAATTATATGAGAATACCTATCTCTCCGGCCCGGCCAAGACCGGGCTTTTGAACGCGAAGGTGACATTGTTCGGGGCGATTGACAACCTATTGTCCTCCATCAATACCGCTATCGTTGACGGCAAGGCGACAGAGGCCGAGAAAAAAGACGTTGACGCCAAGTTCACGGCCTTCAATACCGCCATGTCCTCTTTTAACACAGCCGTAGAGGCCGCAAACAAGGCTATTCAAGATACGCTGAAAGGGTATTCAGATACAGCCATGAAAAAGGCGCAGGACGCTCTTAGCGAGGCGGAAAATGCCAGTAACGCTGCCAATAACGCCCAAGGATCGGCTAACGATGCCCAGAGCATGGCCAATGACAAGGCGAAGGTGTTCTACCAATCCACGGCCCCGAGATCGGGAATGCGGAAGAACGATCTTTGGGTAGACGGCGTGAATATCTATCGCTATGATGGTGAAGGGTGGGTTTTCGCCTCCGAGTACGACTGCACGATTACCGAGATCAATGGCGGCCTCGTGTCCACGGGGGCGATAGCGTTCGGTAATACCGGGGGCATGGCCGCTAGCGGTACCGTAAGGATATGGTCCGGAGGGAACTCCGGGGCGAACGGGGAGCCTCCCGCTTCCCCGACATTCAAGGTGCTCAGTGACGGCAAGGTATATGGCAGCAACTCCATCATGTGCATGAACCGTAATTACGAGGTCTCATGCGGTTTCGCCAGTGACGGTAATAGCGGTGGCGATATCTCGAACCTTGATCCGGGATCTGTCCGTATATGGGTCGGCAGCACTTACGAGCGAAGGGATGAAGCCCCTTTCCGGGTCGGGCTAAGCGGTTTGGTGGCCGCTAGCGGGTTGATGCTCTCCAAGCGACATTATATGTATAACGGGGCGTTGGCCATCCACAACGACGGACAAGTCACGCTAAGATCGGTAGATACTGATAATGGTGGTAACCACCTGCGTAATGTCATAATGCAGACGTATCCGAATTACGTGAACTCGGTACTTGATCTGACCGATATATTAGACTCCGCTACGGCGATGAGTGTCCCGCCTATCTTGACATTGAGGTGTGGGCGTTCCGCTTATACCAATTATCCGAGGATATGGATTAATTGCGTGCATAAGGCTGGTTGGGGTTCCGCTTTCCGGGTCGAGTCCCGGTATTTTAATGACGATGGTGCCATGGAGAGAACTGTCATTAATGTCGGCTCCATGATGACACACGTGCAATTGGGGGCGTTAAGCTCTTCGCCCGAGCTATATCCTGTTTACTATGATAACAAAACAGGTTATTTATGTATGAAATACTAATAAAAAAAATAACAGATATGAAATTGACATTGAAAGACAGGGTATTAATACTCAATAACGTGCTGCCGATGTACGACAATCGCAAAAATATCGGCTTGAAAATATCTATCTCCGGCAAGGTCCAGCTATTGGATTCGGAGCGGAAGGAAGTGGTTATGACCCCTGTTGGTAACGGGGAATACGAGATCTCGTTCAAGACCGTGGACGCCATGACAGGGGTCAAGTCCTTTGATTTCACGGACGATGAGTTATGGTACCTGAAACAGCGGGTGGATTACCTTGATCGGCAGGGGATGTTCTCCGCCGAGACGATCGATTCTTATTCCAAGATACTCGACCAGCCTTTTTCCGGGGAGGAATACCAAGATAGATGGAATGAGCTAAAGGGAATAGATCCTATCGCTTAACGGGATATAAGCCTTTATCGGGGGCGGGCAAATAAAAGCCCCCGTATATATTAAAAGAAAACGAGTTATGGGAGTTGATTTGAATACGATATTGGCGATAATCGGTGCGATGGGCGGGATCGAGGGGATAAAATGGGGCATCCGTGCGTGGGCGAACCGTAAGACGAACGCCCGTATAGCGGACGCTCAAGCTGACGTGGAGGAGTTCAAGGCCCTGCGTGAGTATAACGAGTTCTTGCAAAAGCAGTTGTCTGAGAAGGAGGAACGGTTTGTTGAGCAGACCGGACGGCTCCGGCAGGTGCAGGACGAGCTTTTCACGTTGAAAGAGAGCTACTCGGACGTGAAGATAGAACTGGCTTTAAAGATGTGTGAGAAAAAGAAATGCGGCGATCGTGAGCCGCAGAACGGTTATTAATGAGGGAGGATAAGGAATGAGAAATAACAATTTACCCCGGGGATTACGTAACAACAACCCCGGGAACATCAGAAGGAACAGCGATGTCTTCCAAGGCGAGAAGACAAGCTCTGATCGAGAGTTCAAGCAATTTAAATCGATGGCATACGGTTACAGGGCGATCTTCAAGATCCTGTCTAACTATTACCGGAACT